GTCCTTGTCGATCGAAACGGCGAGATAAAAGGTCGAGCCGTCGGGCGAGACCTTGATGGTGAAGTCATCATCGGCGAGGAGCCCGAACAGCGCGCGCGTGCTGAAGGCGTCCTGGAACGTGAAGCCCGCGTCCCTCGCCGCCACGCTCTTGTTGAGCGCAACCCGCATGTGCCCGGTGCCGGGGGTTACGTCGTCGTGGCTGAGCAGCACCCCGTCGGACTTCACGGCCAGGCGGTTGGTCGCGTCCGCAGTGGTGCGGATGCCCAGCAGCGCCAGGTTCTGGATGGCGGACACAGTCGACAGCGCGTCGGCCCAGGCTGAGCCGTTCCAAGCGAGCAGCGCCGCCTCATCGACAACCCAGGCGAGCCAGCCAATCTTTGGAACAAAGAAGCGCCAGGCGCCATCGAGCCACGCGGCAATGTGGTTGGCATGGCCGGCCCAGGCGCCGGTCGGGCTTCCCGCCACGATGTAGCGCGCGCCTTCCGCCGGCGGGCCGAGCGGGGCGCTGAGGCTACGGTCGAGCACGGCGAGCTGGACGAGCGCGTCGAGGTCGGAGAGCGCCTCGTTGACGCTGACGTGTTTCTGCGCCTGGTCCGCCGCGAGCTGCGGCAGGCCCAGATTGGGTGTCGGCATGGGTGGTCCTCAGAGGGTGGAAAGGGTCTCGGCGGTAACACCGCGGCCGTAGGCGCGCGAGATTTGCGCGACGCGCCATGCGAGCGAAGTCGGCGGTGCGCCGAAGTCGGCGGTCTGCTGAGCGGCGGTGTAGAGCGCACCCTGGTTTGTCACGCGAATAGTTCGGGCGACATTTGCGCCGTCCACGATCAGAACGTCGTACTCTTCGGTCTCTTCGCCGAGCGGCACCTCGTTGAGCCAGGAGTCGCCGCCGACGCGGGTGCGTCTGATCCACGACAGCTGGACATCGCCGGACGACGGGTTGCGGACCGCCTCAAGGTGCACCGGCGCGAGCGGTCGTAGGCCGTTGCCGATGTTGGTGAACACGACCTCGCCGGAAAGATCACCGCTCGGTCCCTGCGGCACCGGCGCATAGCGCCAGGCAATCTCGATGCCGATGCGCGAGACCGAGAAGTTGGGGCGCGGCTGGCGGGCCGGGTCCAGCAGGATGAACCGGCTGCCGGTCGCATGCGCCGCGACCTCGTGCTCGGTGCCGCGCTGGCCGCGCAACAGCCGGCTCAACCGATAGCGGCCCTCGGCGATAAGCTCGGCATTGGCGAACTGAATGACCTCGTCGCCGACGAGCGCGGCATTACCGCCCGCGAGCACCCGCTCGTCGGCGAGGCTTTGTAGCGAGCCATAGTCGAGCTGGACCTCTACCGTATTGACGCGGTCCCAGCGCCACGCCGGACCGGGCGCGAGCGCGGTGACAGTCTCGCCCATGATGGACGGCAGTCCGACACCCGCTGCGACGATATAGTCGAGCGCGTCCGCTGTCGGTTGGAACAGCGTTGCGCCGCGGAAGCGGCCAGTGCCGACCGGGCAGGCGGCCACATAGAAGCTCGGCGCCGAGGCCTCGTGGCTGTCGACCATGATCGGCATGTCGAGGAGTTCGACGCGGACCGGCGCCACCGGTTCGGGGACCGAGGGCGGCAGTACGCCGCTGCCGGTCGGCGCCGTGTAGAACTCGGGGATGCCGCCGTCGGTCGCGACGCCGCGCAGGAGCACCAAGCCGGGCTTGCCGTAGGTGACGGCAGTCAGTCGGATGCGGCGCCAGATGCCGTCGATCGGCACTTCCACGATATCAGTCGGGTCGTACCGCACCGCGCGCGTCGGCAGCCGCAGATCGACCGCCTCGCGGCCCTGCCACATCTCGCGCAGCGCCCGCTGGCCTATAGCCTGAGCCTGCTCGACGGTGAGCACGATCGGGAAGCTCAACGTGTTGACGCTTTCCGACTGCCCGACCTGCTTGCGGACAGTAATGGTCGAGGACTGGTAGTCGCGCCCTTCGTCGATATGCACCACATCGACCGCGATCGGCAGTTCGGTGTCCTGTGTGCGCTCCACCTTGACGCGCGAGCGGTCGCTGTCGTTCTCGCTGGCGCCGAGATCGTTCGGATCAAGCGTAATCGGCGCACCGGCGCCGCGCTTGACGAACACCAGCACGCCGTCGCGCTCCACCGCATCAAAGAAGTACGCCGTCTGCAGGACAGCGATCATGTCGCGCACCGGCTTGCGCTCGGTCACGACGTAGCCGACAACCTCGTCGTCCAGCGTCGTCACATCGAACTCGCTCTCGGCCAGGCCGGCCCGCAGACACAGGTCACGGACGATCTCGGCGAGCTGCATGTTACCGATTTTTCCTTCGATCCAGTGGCCGAGCCGGAAGTTCTCGCCGTCCGACCAGACGTTGGTGAGCGCCGGGAAGAACGGGTAAGGCCGGGCGTCCCAGCACCAGACAAAGCGGCGATCGACCATCGGGCCGTCGTAGATTGGCGAGGTCGGGTTGTTGGCTGGCTCCGCCCAGAACTCCTCCGTCGCTTCGATCGCGGCGCGCTGCACCACGCGGTCGACCGCGCGGTTCGAGTAATAGGGTGCGAAGCTCTCGATCGATTTCGGGTCGATGAAGACGTTGGGCTGGTTGGTGGCGCAGTTCACCGTCGGGAAGCCGTACTCGGTGAACCAGATCGGCTTTCCGAGCGGCACCCAAGCCGTCGCAGAAGCGGTCGGCACGCCGGCAACGCGCGGGACGTGCGCGTTCTCCCACCAGTACCGGATGTTCTTGATGGCCCAGAACGGATCATCGATCGGGGAATGCTGCGGGTCGAGGCCGCGACGCTCGAGGTCGCGGTCGGCCTGCGTGGCGTAGAAGTAATCGATCAGCTCGCCGGAGGCCCAGCCTTCGCCGATCGCCGCCTTGTCGTAGACGGCACGTGGCACGTCCGTGAGCGGGAAATACGCATCGATCCCGATCACGTCGATGTTCGGGTCCGCCCAGACCGCATCAAGCGGGAAGTCGACGTTCGCGCCACCCCGGTCATGGTAGCGGTACTCCGACCAGTCGGCCGCATAGGTGACGATGCAGGCCGGACCGAGCGCCGCCTTCGCTTCGGAGGCGATCTGCTGCCAGAACGGCACCGAAGGATAGTTGCCGGCGCCGTCACGAATCCGATTGAGCGCGACCATCTCGGAGCCGATGACGAACCCATCAACGCCACCGGCGTCTTCGGAAAGCGACATGCAGTGCCGAATGAAGCGCAGATATCCGTCGCTGCGTTCGAAGAAGCCCGCCACATCGGCCGCCGTGCCGCCGATCCGGCCGCGCCACGGAAACGGCGACGGATCAGGCGGCGGGATATCCATCATCAGGAACGGGTACAGCATCACCTTGTAGCCAAGGCTGCGCAGATGCTGGATTGCCCGGACCACCGACCCGTCGTTGATGGTCCCACCGTAGTAGAGGCCGGGAGAGCCATCAGGATTGATGTACGAGGACACCAGCGGCCATCCACCTGATCCCCCGATGACCGGCCGACCGACTCCCATCACCGACCAGAGGTACGGCGTCGTGTCCGGCAGCCGGTCCGGGTAGATCGAATATTCGGCCTCGGGCCGTATCGAGCAGCTCGCCACGTCGATCGAAGTCCCGAACCACGCATAGACGACGCTAACCCACTCGACGTTCGGCACCTCGCGCTTGAGGTTCTCGATCGAGACAGCGAAGTCCGCCGCCTTGCGGCCGGCATTGCTGTTGATGTTGGAATTGCGTACCCGGCTGCGCACCACATTGGGCTCGTAGGCCCATTCGCCGCTTGCAGGGATCAGGCAGACGCTGCGAACGAGGTGGCGGGCGTCGGCCACGTCCGCGCGCGAGCCGCGATAGACCTCGATCTCGAAGTTCGGAAAACGGTTGCCGTAGGGCGTGAGGTAAAGGTTTTCGAGGACCAGGTAGGCCAGGCCGCGGAATGCCGGAGTCCGGTCCGCGCCCTCGACCGCCTGGATCAGCGGGTCCGGTGATTGCGTCTCGTCTCCATAATAGGTGCGGATTTCATCGACGTGTTCGGGATCGAGCGGGGTCTTGTCGAGCCAGATGCGATAGATCGAGGTGACCGGGGCCTCGCAGATGCCGAGCGCCACATCGGCATAGTAGTGGTAGCTCGTGCGTGTGATGGTCTGCGTCCCACCCCCGCCACCGCCCTTGCCGCCACCACCAACCGTCTCGGTCTCGGTGCGGACCACTTCACGAATGCCGCGGACCCAGATGATATTGGCGGGCACGCGCATGCGGCCCCAGACGACCGGGATAGTTTGGCCATAGGCCGATCCCGATAGGTTGAGTTCGGTGAGGCGTGCGCCTTCGACCGTCCGCCGGTCTTGCTGTGGTCCGAACAGCTCCTTGTCCAGGATACCGCCGACATAGGCGCCGAACAGCGCGCCGAGCGATTGACCGAGGCCGCCCGCGATGCCGCCGCCGAGCACGCCGCCGGCCAGCGTCAGGACGAGCTGGGCCACGCTTCACGTCTCGACTTCGAAGGTGAGGTTCGGCAGGCGGTTGCCGAACGGCGTAATGTAGAGGCGCTCCATCATCACGTAGGCGAGGCCGCGATAGGCGGGCGTGCGGTCCGCGCCTTCGACCGCCTGGATGAGCGGGTCCGGCGTCTGCGTCTCGTTGCCGAAATAGACACGCATATCGCCGACCTTGTCGTCCTCGAAGGCATTCCCGTCTGCGAACACGCGGTTCACGCCCGCGATCGGCCCGGCACAAAGACCCACCGCAACGTCTGCGTAATAGTGGTAACTGACGTTGGTGACGGTCTGACCGCCACCACCGCCGCCCTTGCCACCACCGCCAACCGTCTGCGTCTCGGTGCGGACCTCCTCGTCGAAACCGCGCATCCAGATGACGTTGGAGGCCATCCGGCCCTTGCCGTAGAGCAGCGGGATGACGGCGCCATAGCTCGACGACTGCACGCGCAGGTCCTGCATGCGCGCGCCGTAGACGGTCTGGCTTGCGGTGCCGCCAAACAGCTGCTGGTCGACGATACCGCCGACATAGCCGCCGACCAGCCCGCCGATCGCGCCGCCAAGACCTGGCAGCAGCAGGTTGCCGAGCACATAGCCGCCAACGGTCAGAACGATTTTAGCCATCGGTCTTTGGGCTACCCGCGGCGCAAAGTATGTTCATGACGTCCAGGGATACGAGCGATGACGGTCTATCTGACAAAGGTGTGGGGCTTCACCGAGCCGGTCGGTCCACTTCAATTCAGCACCGAAGGCTGGCGTGATCGGGCGCGAAGGTCGCTGCGGCCCGGCGACCTGGTTGTGCTGGTCGGAACCAAAGGCCCGCCCACCGACGAAGATGAACGAGGTCGCTTGCTTGGTATGATGGAGCCGACGACAGAGCCGGTATTGTCCTTGGACTTTGATCTCCCTACACGCCCGGAGCACTTCGACGAATCCGCGAACTACAAATGGCCCTATGGGCTCCTGAACCGAAATGCTTGGCGGCTGCTCGACAGGCCGCTCCTGGAGGACATTTCGGATCGATCATTCAACATGGACGCCGTTCTTGGGCTGGTCGAACTCACGCTTACGGAAGCAGAACACATCTTGGCTCTTCGGCGCACGGAGGCGCCATTACTCACACCGACCGTCAGAGCCCGAGCTCGTATCGACGGACTGGACGCCGTGCGGCGGCGATCCGCCCCTCCACCCTCCACGACACGTCGGGGCGTCATGCACGTGCGCCGGGCACCGGCGTTCACCTATGCGTTGAGGCTGAACGGTGCATCCGCAATCGCATTCAAGATCGGCTGGGCTTTCGACTACAAGCAGCGAACGCGACAGTTCAATACGGCTTCAATGCCCCAGCTTGGCGGCATCTCTTACAGTCCCGTGCTCAATCAGCTCTGGGATACGGCGCGTCAAGCCTTTGCCATGGAGCAGGCTTTGCTTCGTCATTTCGATGCACGCCGACATCCTCACAACGGAGAAGTCATCTTCGGCGTTACGGAGAACGAGCTGCAGTCGGCCTGGATCGATTTTATGCGGCGCTAGCCACATCGGTGATTCCAGGAAAACGGAAGGCATGGCGAAGCTTTGCCCGCCACCAGGGCGAGAAGCCGTGCTCGACCACCTTGCCGGCTTCGCGATAGCAGTGAATCAGGCCGTCGCTAGCCGCGACATAGGCGCAGTGATGCGCCGGTCCCTTGCCGGCGCCGAACAGCAGGATGTCGCCCATCAAGGCATCTGCTGGTTCGATCTCCTCGCAACGCGCCTTGAAGCCGAGATACATGCGCGGCTCGGCGCGGTAGAGATGCCAGGTCTCCGGATAATCGAGCGGGATAGCGATTTCCCCGACAAACGGCTTCGCGACGCCACGGATGAAACCGATGCAGTCGCAGCCGACGCCCTTGAGCGACGCCTGATGATGCCACGGTGTGCCGAGCCAGCTCCGCGCCTCGGCGATCACTGCGTCCCGGGTGAACATTAGCTTTTGATCGGATAAGAGAAGACCTTGTCATTGCCGGGGATGTGCGGCTCGCCACGGAAGTTCAGGATGTTCCCGAAGCGGGCGTGACAGGTTTCCGGCGTCTTGTCGCAGCCGGCGACCAAGCGGACCTGGTCACCGGCAACGATCGGCCGCGGCATGGGCGTGAACAGCTGGATCGACTGGCCGTTGTGCTGCAGCACCTCGGTGGCTGCGCCCGCGTTCGCACCGGTCAGGAAGGTGCAGACGCCGAAAGTGTAGAATCCTGTGGCCCGGACTGTTGGCACCGTGAAGGTATCGCCGCTCGACACCGCTGAAATCGCAAGCTCGTCGGTCAGCGGCCCGAGCACGACCTTGCACTCGTCGCTGCCGAGATCGGTGCGGCAGAGCCGCGAGTAGAGCTTGCCGGCAACTTGTTGCAGCCGATTTGCGATGCCGCGGATTTCTGCGGAGAAGCGATTGTCAGCGCGCTTGACTTCGCCAAGCCAGCCCCGGCGAAGGAGCACGCGCCCTTGCGACAGGTCTGCCCAGTTGACCAAGAAGATGTCGATCCTCGCGCCATCGAACCGGCCGGCGGTGAGGTCTTCCGCCTTGAGCGCGTCGTCATCCAGAAAACCATCCACATCGAGGTTGTCGACCGAGAGGTCCGCGCCCGACTTGATGGCGCTCGGCAGGAATCCGGTTGCGGCCACATAGGTCAGACCGTCGATGACGAGCGGCTGGTCGTGATCGGTGAAGCCGCGGACCCAGCCGTCTGCGCGTTCTAGGCGCCAGCAGGTCGCAAGCGTCGTCACCTCGCCGGCAAGGTGGGCGGCGAGCGCGGCAGACACGTTCTTCATGGTCAGGATCGGATTTCGGTGAGCGCGATCGAGGAGACCTGCTGGATGTGATAGGCGACCGCCACCACCGGCAGGTGATCGGTGTCGAAGCGCACCGGCACGTCGAACCGGAAATCGGCATAGGGCTGGGCGGCAGGCGCCGAGGCGAACGTGACGATGCCGGTCAGGTGGTCGACATCCACCGAGACTGGGTTGCCGTTCACGCGCACAACGACTGTACCGGCCTCGGGCTTGGTGATGGTGCGTTGATCGGCCGAGGGCCCGGAGGCGTATTGCTTGGCCAGCTGCCATACGAGCGGGTCGGCAGTCGCCGAGAGTGGCTGGGCCTCCGCTTCAAAGTCGTTCCAGTCCCGAAATCGGAAGCCATAGGCCCGCCCCTTCCGGGCGCGGAAGAAGGCGATCACCTCGGCCATCTGCTCGCGGGTGCGGATACCGGTCGAGATGTCGTACTTGGCGCGCGCCGCCGACCAGTTGACGTTGCGCTGCTCGAAGCCCGAAGCGACGGCGATGATGTCGGTCGAGAACTCCGGTCCGCCAGTTGCACCGCGCGCCACGGCGTCAGGAAACCGCACGTCGTGGAATCCGGTCAAAGGTTTCGCTCCGCGCGTCGCAGCGCCGCTGCCATGTCGGCGGTGATCTGGCTTTGGGCCCGACGGAACGAGGCGGCATCGGGCGTCGTCACCGCAAAGTTGAGAACGATTGGCGCCGCTTTCGTGCCGCGCTGATAGGCAGCTGCCTCGGCGCGATTGAGCACGCGCTCGCCGCGCTGGAGGATCGCCGGCACTTCGTCAGGCGACAGGAATGCACCGTCATGCAGGCGCGGCGCATTGCGGAAGACCTGCGCCGGCGCCCAGCGCGGCGTGCCATCGGCGCCGACGACCCCGCCCTCGTGGAACTTGAAGCCGAACAGGCCGCCGAGGACGCCACCGACATTGTTGAGCGTCGTGAGGTTCGTCCCGAACAGGAAGTTCTTGAGCGGATTGAGCACCGCAAGCTTGAGGATTTCTTTTTGGATATCGGCGAGCGCTGCGCGTCCCGCGTCCGCCCAGGACTTCCAGTCGGTCTTGCCCTGCGCGATCAGGTTGGCGAAGTGGTTGAAGGTCGTGTCGGTCATGCTCTGCAGGGACTGCATCGCGCCCTGTGAGCGCGCGAGCTCCTGGTTCAGACGCTCAATGAAGCCGGCATTGGCGAGAATGGCCTGCCCCTCGGCACTCGCAAGCTCGATGCCCTTCTGGCGCAGCTGCTGCTCGGCCTGCAGCTGCGCGATGATGATGGCCCGTTGCGATTCGCTGGTGCCGACGAGCTCGATCTGCTTCTGCAGCAGCTCGATCTGATTCTTCTGGCCTTCGATCGTTTGCAGCGCAGCAGCACGCGCCTGCTCACCATGCAGACGTGAGTAGGCGCCGCGCAGAGCATCAATCACGCGTGCGAGCGTTGTCTTCGCGTCGCCCTCGGCGAGCGACTGGGCGACGATCAGCGGCCGGAGCGCCTGCTCGACCTGCATCAGCCGTTGCGCCTGCTCGCTTGAGATCGTGCCGGCAGCCACCGCGTCGTTGAGCCGGCGCTGCGCGGCGGCCTCGGCGGTGAGATCGGTCGCAGACTTCGCGGACTGGGCGGCCTGCTCGGCGATCTGCTCGCGCAGGAGTTCGCGCGCGCGGGCCTCGACATCGACGCCATTCTGCACCGCCTCGGTCAGCGCCTTGCGGCGCACTTCCGCTTGCTGGGCTGCTGCTGCGCCCTTGAGCCAGGCATCCGCCAGGCCAAGGGTTGCCCGGGTGTTGACCTCGACGACGCGCGACTGGTCGATATGCGCCTGCGTTGCTTCCGCGCGTGCCTTGGTGCCGGCGCGCGTGATGTCGGCTTCAGCAATGGCGACAGGGATGGCTTGACCGGCAAGTTCGAGCCGCCGCCGCTCCTCTGCAATGGCCGCCTTTTGCGCGGGCGTCTTGGCCTGAAGGGCCTGGATTTCCAGTTCATCAAGGCGGCGGGCCTTCTCGGCGGGATCGAGCCAGGTGCGGATCGCACGCGTGACCGCGTCGTAGGCGGTTTCGACCTGCTTGAGATCGGCGACCTTCTGGCGGATCAGGGGGTCGTCGAGTGCGGACCGAAGTTGCGCCTGCCGTGCCTTGAGCGTCTGTAGCTCTTCGAACCCCGGCGTGAGGTCGCGGGCAACGGTCCCGGCGCGGACCGAGAGTTCGTTGGCTCGTGCTTCCTTTGCCCGGACTTCGATGTTGGCGAGCTTTGTCTCGATCTTGGCGATCTCAGCCTCGACCTCGGCCAGCATCCGGGTATTGAAGTTGCGGGCCTGGGCCGCGAAGCGGGTCGGCGGATTCTCGATCAGCGCCTGGAGCCGCGCACGCTCCTGCTGGAGCTCCTTCAGCCGCTGGTCAATCGGCGCGCCGTCGAGCGCCCGCGAGATCGCCCGTCCCATCGCGTCGTAGGCGTTCGACGCCATCCGTCCGACGAAATCCCAGGCGCGGCCAAGCGCCGTGGTTGCCTCGGACGCATTGACCAAGCTGCCTTTCAGCGCATCCAGCAGAACACGCTGAGCATCGGTGCGGTTGTTGTGGTCGGCGAGCGTGCGGACGTATTGCCGCGTCCGATCATCGAGGAAGTTGAGCTTGTCGTTGAGAGTATCTGCGCCCCGGATCGGATCGGCAAAGGCTCCCGCGAGCTCCTTGGTGGCGGTGGCGACGTCCGTGCCGGTGGTCGCGGCGTAGTTCTTGACGACCTTGATCAGGCCTTCGAACTGAGAGACCGCGATCCTGCCGGTGCGCAGGAACGCGGCCTCCATCTCGCGCGCCGCGGCGACCGAGACGTTGCGGGCGGAGGCGGACTGCTCGGCGATGCGCTCGATCTGGCCAACCGTGACGCCCGCCGCCCGGCCGGTGCCGGCGAGCGCGACCTCGACCTCTTTCTGCGACTCGATGTAGCGGTAATAGGAATAGCCGACCGCGGCGCCGAGGGCCGCAATGCCGCCGACCACCGCGACTGTCGGCGAGATCAGGCTGGTCAGGCCTTGCCAGACGCCGCGCAGGATTCCGCTGACGCCGGCACCCGGGCCGAAGATCTGGGCGATCTGCGACCCCTGCTGCATCAGCACCATCAGGGGCCGCTGGCCGCTCGCGAGGGAGACGACCACGTCGTTGAGCTGGTAGCTGAGGTTGACGAGCTGATTGGACGTCAGCTTGCCGGTGGCGCCGATCGCTCCGAGCGCTTTCGCGGTGCCGTCGTAGCGGGCTTGTGCTAGGGCGTGCGCGACAGCCTGCTCGGTCGCGGTGATCGCGCCCGCCCTGAACAGCGCATTGGCTTCGGCGATCTCGGCGTTGAGTCTCGCCTGAGCGGCGCCAAGCGGATCGATCTGTGTGCGTAGCGCCCCAGTGCGAGCCGCAAGGTCGTCCGCGGCCTTCGCTGCTTCCTCGAATAATGCGGCCGAGTCTCGGGCGGACTTCGACGGCCCAGTGCCGACCCCGAGCACGGTATTGAAGCCGCGCTGCGCCTGATCCGCTGCGGCGGCCTGCTTGGCGGCTTGGGCCAGCCGTTGCAGGCGTTGCGTTTCGCGGTCGGCCGCGGCGCCCGCAGCATCCATCGACGTGGCAACGCCGCGGAACGCATCCTGCCCGGCCTTGCCGACCTCGTCGAAGGCACGCTTGACCTCTGCCTTGCCCTCGACGCCGAGGCGGATCGAGACCTGTGTGGTGCTCATTCAGAGTCGCGGCCGTAAGCGCGGATGATGATCGGTTCGATCTCGGGGAGGACTTCGACCAGGATCGTGTTGAGCGCGCCCATCGCGTCGGCGAGCATGAGCACCGCCCCAAAATCGAGGGCGTAGACGCCGCCCACAACGGCGCGCACCTGCCCGGCCGCGCGCTTGAGCACGCCCCAAGCGGCGATGCCGTCCGGAGTCTGCGGCGCGTGTTCGATGTAGGGACAGGACGCGCAGGTCGAGGAACAGGCGGCGCAATAGCCCTCGCCCCCGCCGAAGTGCCACTCGGCAAGGGCGATCAGACGTTTTTTTCCGCGTCCTGGATCAGCGCCGGGCCGACATAGAGACGGTCGATCGCATCGAACAGCGACCAAATTTCAAGTGCCGCATCGATGTTCTCTTTGTTCGGCTCGACTGGCTTTCCGTCGGCGTCTCCGATTCCTTCCCATGCGGCGATGCCCGAGTGTGCGAGCGAGCGTGTGAAGGCGACGCCCGCCTTCACCATCGCGTCCTCGCCACCGGCGCGAAGCACGTCAGCCGCGGCAGTACGCGCCAGCAGGATTGCGGCGACCGTAATCGGTCGGAACTGCACGCGGACGCCGGGCACCATATCGAGCCAGAACGGCTCGCGATCAAACGCGAGTTTGAGCATCGGAACCTCTCGAAGTGATGGGGTTAGTAAGCCGACACGTCGTTGACGAGCGCCGCGGTCAGCGTCTTCTGCAGCGCCGGATCCTCGGCCGCCTGGAAGGCAAATGCCGCCTGAATGCCGCCCGGCCCGGTGATCGGCTGCTTCGGCTTCGGCAGATAGACCTCGTGCACGGTGAACAGGAGCGACTTGTCCTCGTCGATCTCCCATCCGAAGGACAGTTCGCACGCGGTGCCGGCGACCGCCTGGTCAAGGAGGACCGTATCCGCGAAGCGAATGTTCACGGTTCCGGTGACACTGACCATGGCCGGGTCAGAATCCTCGATCCGACCGTCCGGGCGGATAACCTCGACCTTGTCGAGATTGTTGGAATAGGTGAGTTCGGCCGAGACGATTTGGCCGAGAGTCGTGCCGTTGCGCTTGATCTCGCCCATGAACTGCGAGAACCGCTCGATCACCGCTTCGGTCGGCGTCCCCACGCCGGATGATCCGGCCTTGGTCTCGCCCTGCGCGATCAGGCTCATGGTGGCGTTGAGAAGACCCGAGCGCTGCAGCTGGATTTTCATGGAATTGGCTCGGACGCCGAAGTTCATGCCGTAGCTCGGGACTTCCGGCATGCCGACCTCGATCGCCATGGACGGTAGCGTGAGGGCCCCGGAGACGAACGTGTGGGTGAAGACGCCGGTGTTGTCGACCGTGGTCGGGGCGCCAAGGAGAAGCTTCAGCCAGTAGCCGAAGTTGCGTAGATCGACCGGGACGACAACATCGCCTTCGTTGTTGACCACGTCGCGGCTCGGCGGCAGCGGCTCTCGGCCATAACCGAGCAGATCGCTTGCGATCAGGTTCTGCTCGTCCCCAAGCGCCGAAGAGACGAACGGCAGCTTCTTGTAGCCGGCGACCGGTGGCGTGCCATAGGTCGTCTCGAATGCCGCAGCCATGACGGCGTTGGCGCCGCGTGCGCGTGCCATGGGATTCTCCTGATCGTGATTGAGTTCAGTTCAGTGGATCGGGTGTGCCGTAGACGGCGACAATCGCGGCATCGGCCCACCGGCCGGCGCGTGCGCCCGCGGTTTCGACGTCGTCCGTTGAAGGCGCCTGCGTCTCGATGAAGTCGCACAAGCCGCTGAGCGTGCGGTCGCCGGACACCGCCACGCCGATCGCGCCAAGCATTTCGTCGAGCACCTGCTCGGGCGACTGCGAAGACGTCTCGTAGGCGGCAAGTTCGATCGGGATGCGATGGCTATAGACGTAGACGAGCGGCGATAACATCACCTCAGGCTCGCCGGGATCGCCATCGCGAATGACGACGAGACCACCGGGCGGAATTCGCTCGGGCTTTGCCAGGTTGCGCCTCACGTCGGCATTGGGCAGAGCCAAGGACAGCAGCGCCTTGATCGCATCGAGCACCTGCTCGCGCTTGCTGCTCACGGGGCAAGTCCCACCGTGACGGACAGAATGAAGACGAACGATAGAACCGTCAGGACGATCGCGATCAGCCGATCAATCATGTCGATCTCCAGCGACTGGCGATGACCCCCGGCACGCGGTCGGCCCATCGCTGGGCAACGCTCGCGATATCGAAGCGCTTCTGGAGCGTCACCTGCGGCACAAGCAGAAAGACAACCACGGTCGAGCGGCCTGCGAGCCGGGTGTATGTGGCGCCGCTGCGCGTGCGGCCGGTATTGGCGCGCGCAAGGCCGCGTTTGGTAAGCCGCGCATTGTCGGCAACAAGCAGCGACGGCCCACCGCGCCGATAGACGAAGCGCAGCCGCATCCCGGTGCGCCGCTCCCAGCCTCCGGGCGTGATCCGCTTCATGCCGCCGGTGGCGCTGATGCCTTTCACACCGGCCGCCGCCGTCGGAATGGCGAGCCAGAAGCCACGCTGCGATCGGATCGTCACCCCGCGATCAAACGCATCGATGATATTCGGGGCTTTCGACCAGACGAATGACGCGGCCTCGAGACTGGCCGCTCCCTCCGGATACGTCCTGCCACGCCAGGTGTTGGCGAGACGCTGACCCAGTCCGGCATCGACCACGTCGGAGCGCAGCTCACCTTTCAGCCCGTCCGTCACCTCGCGCATGCCAGCCGTCACCGAGCGCGCGGCGGCTCCCTCGACCTCGCTTAAGCCTTTGGCGAGATCATCGGTCTTGATCGAAAATCGCATCGGCTCAGTCCTGCAGAGATGCCTCGCAGGTCCAGACCAGCCGCTCGGCGTCGATGGTGGGCGTGGCGATAACCGCGAATGTCTCGCCGTCGATTTCGACGGTGTCGCCGGATGCCGGCGTTGGCACGTCGGCTCGACGCACGTCGATCAAGACGGTCGGCATGACAGCCCGGCTGTCGCCGAAGCCGACGACTTGGTCCGGCCGCTTGCGAATGACGCGGACGGCGCTGCCATCGCCGGCTCCCCCGGCGCGCCACACGGCGTCCCGCCCCAGGTTGGGATCGGCAAATAGGGTCTCGATGGCCAATTCGATTGCGTTCATCGATGCTTATAAAGGTGCGAAATGCGGGAACCGGGGCGGCCCGATTTGTCTTTCCTTAGGAAGTTCGTTGCTATATTCTTGCTACAGAAATGGAGGCAATCCGTGGCACCCACCAAACCCCGCCCGGTCTCCGCACCCGACAAGGCGACCGTCCTCACCAAGGCAACGCTGCGAGCCGCCGGCCAGCTGGGCCTGACCAACAAGGCGCTCGCGACCGTGATCGGCGTATCGGAGGCAACCGTCTCCCGCATGCGCAACGGCGACTACACGCTGCAGCCGGGCCAGAAGCCGTTCGAACTCGCGGTTCTGTTCGTGCGCCTCTACCGATCGCTCGACGCGATCGTTGGCGGCGACGACGCGGTTGCCGGCTCGTGGCTCAAGAATCGCAACACCGCGCTCGACGGCGAACCGCTGGCGCTTATTCAAACCGTGCCCGGGCTGATGAATGTCATCCAGTATCTGGACGCCCGCCGCGCTGTCGTCTGACGCTCGCGCCATCGGTGGCACTTGCTGGCGGCTGGTCGAGGCACAACACCATGTCTCGACGCTCAAGCTCGTCGATTCGGTTGATGAGCAGAAACTGCTCGAAGACCTCATCGAGGAGAGCAAGCCGCCACTGCCGCCCGAGTGCCGCGATCTGCACTACCTTCTGTCGACGCCGTTTCGCTATGGCGCGGTCTACCCCACCGGATCGCGATTTCGGCGCGCGGGCATGACCAAGGGCGTGTTCTACGCAGCGGAAGCACCGCAGACGGCGGTCGCCGAGATGGCATTCTGTCGTCTGCTCTTCTTTGCGGAGTCGCCCGATACGCCGTGGCCTGCAAATCCCGCCGAGTACACGGCATTCTCAGCCGAATACGCCACCAAGAAAGCGATCGATCTGACCAAAGGCAAATACAGCGCCGACCGGGCACGGTGGATGCATGTAACGGACTACAGCCACTGCCAGGCGTTTGCCGATGCCGCCCGCGCGGCCAAAATCGAGATCATTCGCTACGCATCGGTTCGTGATCCCGATCATGGCAGCAACCTCGCGATACTGACTTGCCGGGCATTTGCGAAGACCCACACGATCGAGCAGCAGACGTGGCATATTCGTCTCAGCGAGGCTGGCGCCCAGGCGATCTGCGAGGCGCCGAAGTCCGGCATCACGTTCGACCGCAAAGCCTTTGCGACCGACCCCCGCATTGCCAAGCTGCGCTGGGTTCGCGCTTAGAAGCTCGCATTGAGTCGAACACGCCCAACGGTCTCACCGGCTCCGTTGCCGACAGCCTCAATGGCGGCGCCGATCAGCGTATTGTCGGTCGCCGTCTTGGTTGCCTGCTTGGCGGTGTTGTCCCAATAGATCTTGTCGCCGACCGCCCAGGCCTGCGAGCCAACCTTCTTGAGGTCGAACACGCCGACGAGTGCGGCCTCGATCGGCTCGCCGTTCGCAGCGGCGCCGGTGGCGACGCCGAAGATGGCACCAACGAGCAGGCCATCGCCGGAAGCGACGTCGTAGGGCGCCGTAAGCGTGATGGTATTGCCGGGTTGGACGTAGTTCTTCATGGCAGATGGTCCTTCTGAAACGACGAAGGGCGGCCGAAGCCGCCCGTTCCGTCAATCCAAGTTCACAGAGGTGAAAGTTACGCGCCGGCGTTCTTGTAGAGGCCGCGCCAGTCGATCGCCTTGGCGCCGAAATCGAGCCGGCACTTGATTTCGATGCCGTCCACGTCGAACCCGTTGCGGGTCTCGATGTAGGCGCCTTGCTGACCTTCGAGATAGGCGTACTCGATGGTGTCGATCTGGGCGGGGTTTGCGGCGAGATACCAGGCCGTGGCGCTCGCGTTATCGAGCCGAGGCTCGGAGATCGGCGAGAGCGTGCGGATCGACTGCGGCACGACATCGCCTGTCTTTGCGGGCACCAGGTTCTGCGCGATCAGTTGCTCAGCCGCGAGTTCCAGCGCCGCCGGCACGATCAGGAAGGCCGGGCGGATGTTGAGCACCGTCTTCTTGTCGAGCCCGGTTTGCTTGGCCATGGCGGCGCGGCCGTCGCCCACCGTCGTGACGCTGAGGGCACCGCCCGAAGCGGCAAGGTTCTTGTGGGTCGCATGGAAGAGCGCGACGCCGTCTGCCATCGCGGCGTTGGCCGTGATGATGGCCCAGACCACATCGCTTTCCAGTGTGGCAATGGCGGTGCCATACATGGCAGGGATACGGGTAAAGGCATCGAGGTCGTCGTTGATGAGGACCTGACGGGTAATCCCGACCACGCGCCCGTAGGTCTCGATGCGGTAGCTCTCCTTCGACTCCGCGATGGTGCCGCGCTTGAACTCGCCGCTCTCGTTGACTTTCAGGAGCTGCGGCGCTTCGCCGATCTGCACCCGGTTCATGGCCTTGAAGTCGGTGGCGAGCACTTGCCGGCAGAAGGCGACGAACGTGCGCGGATAGGCATCGTAAGCCTGGCGCAGCGTCTTGTTGGTGACCGCCGAGAGGATTTCCGGGAAGTCCGAGGTCGAGTGCAGCGCGCGCGTCGCGATCTCGTCGCGCGAGAAGCCGCGGACATTGACGCCGGCATTCGCCAGAAACTCGCGCGCCAGCTCGAGCAACGTCATGCCGCGATATTCGCGGGCAGGCTCCGAGAGCGGGAACAGCGTCGGGCTGTAGCGATGCAGCAGGGCATTGGTGACCGCCTCGCGGCGCGTCACGCGCTCGTCCCGGCCGCCGAGCGGCACGGAGACATGCGGGAACACCCGCGCATGGTCGGCAGCCTCGGCGACCTTGTCGAGGATCAGGCGGCGGGCCTCTTCGAGCCCGACATTGCGTTTCACCAGATCGTCCGAGAAGGCGCGTTCGAGACCGAGCCGACTCGCCAAGTCGTAGATCATTGAAACCCGCTCACGCTCGACCTCCTGGGCGCGAGCGATGAGGGCTTCGGCACCAGGAGCGGCTGGCGCCGGGGTGCCCGGAGTCGGCTTGGTCGCGACCGCAAGCTGCGAGCGCGTTTCCGTCGCGTCCTCCTTGTGGTCGAGGATCCCGGGCAACGGCAGCTCGCCGGTCGCCTTTACTTCCGGTGCCGGCGGTTTGGTCTGTGCATTTTCCATGGTGTTTCTCCTGGGAGTATTCGCGTCATCCCGGTCGAGGACGCAGGGCATCAAGCAATCAACCGAGCGGAAGCCGGCCGCCGGGTCGGCCCCGACCGGGACCGCGGAGATTTCGAAGGGAGTCCAATCGACGGCCCGCCACAGTTCGGGGCCGTTGTTCGGGCGAGTGATTTCGTAACGCTGGACCTGATAGCCAACCGACACCGCGCGGATGTGCCCGCTGCGGATATCGTTCCAGACCGGCGTGACGTCCTCTCGCTCGCTAAAGCGCACGCGGGCCAGCCCGCGACCGTTCTCGATGCGCGCCGTGCCCGGCACCACCGAGCCGATGACTGCCTCAAGCGCGAACCGATCGTGCACCTTGAGGAGCGGCGCACCTGCGTTGAGGCGATCGAGATGGACCTCGGCAGGGTCCATGCTCAGCTCCTCGTCGAACGGCTCGCCGAAGAACGGCTGGCGCCGCACGCGCGCGCCGGTCGACCACACGACTTCGATCGAGCGATCCTTCTCGTCGAGCGTAGTCGGCAATAGGTCAGCGGCCCGCCGCAAGGCAGGCACATCAATGATGCCAAGCATTTTATGTCCGTTGACTTAGTTCAGAGACGAGCTGTTAAGCAGGCTCGTCTGCTAAGGTTGGCTTGCTCGCCTGGGCCGCCTTTGCGACCCGCTCTTCTAACTCTGCCAGCGTGTAAACCCACTGGTTGGCAGATGCCTCTCGGCAGTCGCTCAAGAATTTTTTGTACCCGACGAAGATCGAGTAGGGATTAAACATTCCAACCGGTAGATTGGTAGCTACCAGATCTACGAGAGCGCGGATGGGCGTCGGTTTGGATTTGATTACAATTTTTCTGCCGAGTTGACGTGCCTCGGCCGCAAAGGCCTTAGCCGCATCATCATAGTCGTGACGCGATCGATAGATATCGATGATCTTCTCTCGCAAGCCCCCAAATTCCCCACTCTTCTTAATTGCGATCAACTCACTCCAGGTGAGCACTGAAACGTCCGGCAGGACGATAGATGCAACGTTCTGAACTAGATCGGCTGGCGCAACACTCGGTGCGTTCTGCCTGGCGAAGTGCAGCATTTGATAGATAGCTAGGCGCTCTTCTATCGTGCAAGCGATGGTGCACGGAATGCGATTGTTCAGGAGAGCCCAGACACGCACAGCGTCTACCGCAGTTTTCGCGGCGCCTTCCGCTTGCTCAATGTCGTAACCATCATCAAACCGCGCGACACCCGCACGCTTTTCGAAGTACGAAAGAAGTGCGTTGTGCGCAAATTGTCTCGGTTCTTCGGGTTCTGGGTAATCGTACCTGTGCTGCTCGCCTTCCTGCCAACGCGGATAACCTTCGAAGTGGAATTCATCCCTTAGCTTTGCAATTGAACCACCGTCGACATCTGACATCGGAACGAAGACGTCGCTTAGATAGCGTTTTTCCTTTTCGTCTGCGGATGCTGTTTGAATGAATTTGCGACCGAAATCCTTTTCGCCGATATCCTCGACGATCACACGATCAAACCATAGGAAGTTGAGCTTTGATGTAGGTTCGCGCGAACCGCCTCCGACGGCCGTGGCTGCGCTTACGAATATGTTCGTTTCCATGGAGAGTCGCCAAGATTGGAGCACAGACAATTCAGCCAAGAATGACAGAATGAAAAAGCAGTGTAACGCTCTTTGTTAATCGTCCGCGCGCTCCAATGCTCCTCGGACTTCGAAACCATCCTAGTCAGATTGCGAGGTAGCGGGAGCTGGATCTGCCTGCATCACCCCAGTCTTCGTTACCTTGCGCGGATCGCTGTCAAGCACGAGCCCGAGCGCGTCGAGCTTGGCGTTCATGGCCGCGATCTCGGTAAGCACCGCGTCCGGGTTATGGCCTTGCCGCGCGATGGCCTGGGCAAGTGTCATGGTGCCCGACCGCATCGCCAGCATGTCGGCCATGGCGTCTTTCAGCGGATCGACCGCCTCGAAGCGCGGCGGCGACCATGCGACCGCGATCCTTGGCTGTGGGAGGCGTCCGGCTGCCCAGGCTTGCTCGGTGAACCAATCCCAGACCGGCTGGCAGAACATCGGAATGAACAGCTGCCACTGCACCGCATCGATCATGCGGCGGAACTCGACGAGACCGGCGCGGATCGAGGAATAGTTGACCTGGCTCAGATCTCCGGTGAGCAGTTCATAGGGCAGCCGAAATCCAGCCGCGACGATATGCAACTGCGCCCGCAGCCATTCGGACACCGCCGCTGTCGTGGCCGGTTGATTGAACTTGAT